AATACCACTACCAGATTTTCCATAATGTACAGCTTGTTTTAAAGCACCAGTATCTACTGGAGCTTCTAATTTAACTTCTTTTACCATTTCAGCACTAGCTCTAGCAATATCGGTTTTATCACCATTTTTAACTACAATATTTAGATCAGTTAAAATCTTATTGAAATTATTTAAATCTCTTTTATTAAATTTTAAATTTGGTTTCATTATGAAAAGGTTACTGCTTCGATTGTTGTATAAAAATCTGGTGTGCTTTCAAACATATTTACAATCCTATATTTATAAGCACCACCAGAAAATTGTAAATAATATTCAAAATAGTTATTTGGGTTAACAAGTGCATGATTTCTAAATATTAATTTTATTTTTTGAGCTTGTTTTCGACTACCATTTTCTGTTTTCATTTCGCCACTTAAATAAGTAACATTTGCCCATAATGTTGTTAATAAAGTAGGTGAATCACTAAAGCCACCATAACCATCAGTTGTTTGATTTAATCTATATACACCAATTCTTGTATCTAATTTTCCAGCATCCATTATAAATACATTGCTTTATATGAGTTTAAAATATCTCTAACATTTGTTGGTATTGATTCAATATTACTTTTTTGATCAGAACTAAAATCAGCTCTATTGTCATAATATGTTGAAACTAATTGCATAATAGATTGTTGTAATAATTCATCATTTAAACCACTTGTAACGTAAACTATTTTTACTTTGTCAGCATAACCACCATCAAGCTCTATACTTTCACTATTTAAACCTAATACAGTATAGGCAATATCAACATCATCACTTTTTACGCTTGTAATACTACTTACAGGACCAAATGGCAAATCAAATATGCCATTAGTTTCTGGTAAATAATAGGTTCTTGTTTTAGCTACAATATCCCTAGATATATAATTTTCACACCAGATTCTAGCTTGAGTAATCATCCTGGTAATAATATTATCATCAACAGTTGAGCTAACTCTCATGTAATCTTTAGCAGTTGCAACTAATACAATCTCAGATCCATCAGTTGAATTGATTTTAATTTCCCTCATGTTTAGTTTCTTTAGAATCTAGTTTTAGTTCTTTAGTTTCTTTTTTAATCTTAACTTCTTTTTTCTTGACTATTTTTTCAATAGATTCACCCCAACCATTTTTTAGCCATTTACCCACATTATTTTCTGGAATATCTAAAATATCACCAGCAATATAATTTTGACCATTTCTTTTGATTGATGTTAGTAGTTTAATTTTCATAACTATTTATTTTATGTAAAGATAAAAAAAAAGTGCCACTAAGGTTTTAATCTAATGACACTTAAACTTATTTATGAAATCAAGGCAAAGTTATTAAAATTTTCTTTATACTTTCCATTAGGATTTAATTTTAAACTTGTTTGTCCTAAATTAGGTATTATAAAAAAACCATTATGCCTTTCATCCCATAATGCAAAATAATCAACATATTTTTTTTCATAAGATGGCAAGCCAGTTCGCCTTAATGTAATTTGTATGCTGTTTTTTCTTTGTGTACGATCTTTGCCTAAATATTTAATTTGGATCTTAAAGAGCTTGCCATTTTTTTCAAGTATGCAATCGTAATAACTTGCACTAAGCAAAGGCATTGAAACATTATAACCTAAAGCAATGGCTGTTGATGCAAAATGATATTCAGCAAAACAACCTTTTTGGTTATGATTCATGCCTATAATATAAAAAAAAACCAGCTGACTAAACAACTGGCTTTTTAACAATCACAGATTTATACAAAACAAAACAAAATTATTACAATGGATGTGATTGCATTATTTTAACTATTTCTTGAGCATGATAATATATCCTTATTTTTTTAGTTGGTGGCAAATTTTCAAATGTATTCCTATCAACAGAGCTTGTAACTATTGTATCTACATCTAACACCACTATTTTTTTATTGTTTGCCATCATTACTTTTACTTGTTAAAACTGAAACAGCTAGAATACCTAGTATTACAGATGTTAATAAATCATTTGATATAAACAATACCCTAAATGACAAATAAAGCAGTAGGCAAGCTGTAAAGTGCTTTATATAGTGTTTATTCATCTTTTAATGTATTTGGGTTACAAATTTCAATTAGAGTTTTTGAATACCCACTAAAAATATTATTTAGTAGAAACCTCTCATCTCTATTTTGTCTTTTAGCTTTTTTTAAGTTATGCTCAAACTTGTTTTTATTATAGCTCATAATTTCTTTTTAAATTAAGGGGATCTGTTCTGGCTCTCTTGCTCCGTTGTAGTGGTTAAAAGTTGTACACCTTATAGCTATCCACCTTGATTGTTTTGTCGATCCCCTTTTTAATTTTTATACCAATTTATTATTCCTTTACTTTTAGTAATTCCTAGCTTACTATTTAACTGCCTTTGTTCTTTAGTGTTTAGATACGTTTTAGAAACTGGTTGTTTCCAATCTACATTAGAATATAAAACCCTATGATGTTCTAGCCAATTATTACTGAACTTAACTGCTAGATCATGTAATGTATTATCAATAACATAATCATTTATAGGTTGCCAAGCTAAACATAGCTCATCTGTCATATCAGCCATAGCTAATTTAAATGCATCTTTTAATTTTAAGTTTTTACGATTCATATATCTAACATTAAGATTAACATTATTGAATAAACAACTACATGAATAGCAATAAGCCATTTCCAGTTGTTAGGATCTTGTTTAAGAAATTTTTTATACATAATAATTAATTTTCTAATGTTGTTAATTTGACAGCTAGAGATCTAAGTGTATTCATTGTAAAGTTTTCACCTACTATTTGAACTAAATCAACTTTATTAGTAATACCCATTAATGGCATTATAGTTATTTGAGTTCCGATTGTAACTCTTTGACCTTTTGATGTTCTGAAATTTTTAATTACTGTTTTGTTCATTTTGTTTCTAATTATACACCAAATATAAAACTTTTTTTTTAATTACAAAATATTTTTTGCATTTATTTTATCATCTAATAATGATTTTGACATTTCATGCAGTAGTAATTGCCTAAATGATCTGGGCATTTTAAGTGCCATATCTCTAATTTTATTATAGTAGATTATTTTCATTGTATAAAAAAAGGGGGTTTTTACACCCCCATTGTTTTTAATCTATTTTTTCTAATTCGTGAAACACTCTGTCTTTTTTATCTATTAGATTTTGTAAATCTAAAAATCTAAAATCAGGATAAACTTTTTCCGAGTTTTTGATTTCATTACTTAATTTTTTGATTTTATTTTCAATTTCTTTTTCTTCATGTTTTAAATCATATACTCTTAACCTATATTGTTTATTTAATAATTTATAAACAATTTCTTGTTGTTTTGACCAAAATTCAAATGCTTTTAAAGTTCTAACAATTCTTACTTGTGCATCTGCAAGGTTAAGTGCTTTAGTAAGTTTTTCAACAGTTTCATTATATCTTGAACTGTTATAAGATGTGTAGATTAATTCTTTTTTTGGAGTTTGTCCAAAATCTTTTTTTTGAACAGATGTGTAAATAAATTTTTTCATAATTGTAATTTTTAATGTTTTGTTTTTAATTATACATCAAAGATAAAAGAATATTTTTAAATACAAAATATATTTTCATTTTATTTTATTATTATTTCACTTTACTCCATAAAAAAAGGGGTAATAAATACCCCTTTAATTATAATAATGGTTGTTATTATGGAGTTTCTAGTGCCGCTTTTGCAGTACTAAATGTTCCATTTATAATTCCATTTGGTAAATAAGTCGCTAATGCAACTCTCTCTTTTACTCTTACAGTAACGAAACCATCTCTTACGTTAGTTCCATCTTCGCTAAAGAACTCAACAGATACGTTATCTCTAACCCATAATTGAGCCGCTTGTCCGAAATTTCCAACGAAAAATGTTCCTGGATTTACTTCGTTGTTTACAGCGATTGGCACACCTAAGAAATTAGGTTGTAACCCTTGATATACTTGATCTTTAAGATAGTTGTTAGTGCTATCTTTTAATAATAAGATCTTGTGAAAATCAGTTGGGTTTAACATAATGTAATCAGCTTTGTAGTTAGAAATTTGTAACTGGTTTAAAGCCGCTACTAATACATCAAATTCATTTGCTGATTCAACTGATTGGTAAAATTTACCATTACTTGAAACATCAAAGTCAGATGATGAATTATAAAATCCATCTAAATTTGGAGCTGATCCATTACCACCTAATATTTGGTCATCTTCAACTTCCATTAATTTAGCTGGTACTCTTGCTGATAAATAGCTAGAAATTTGTGGAGTATCTGCTAGCATCTCATCAGAGATTCTTAAGTACGTTCCAATTTTTCTAACATTAGCATCAGTTGCAGTCATATCAAAATCTGATTGTGCAAGTGTTGCACCCTCAGCCGCCGCCGCCGCACCATTTGAATATCCACTCTCTTTTACATATTTAACAACATCAGAGTTAGTTGAACCAACTGGGATTAATTGTCTTATGTTTTGTGGAGTTGTAGGATCAAACTTATATCCTGGTATTCTTTGTGGTGGAATTACATCCCCAGTAAAGTCAGCCGCAACAGTCATATCAGCTTTTATTTCAAATGCTGATGATCTTGATGCACCATTTCTCATTGAATCTAAAGCACCCTCTTTGATAGCTTTTGTTAAGTTACCACCGAATGATTTATCTTCTCTTTTAGATGCTTCAAATCTCTTTTTATTAGAAACTTCAATAGCATCCATTCTCTCAGTAAATTTTTGTGTTAGGTTTGCGATCTCTCCTTTTAGAGCCACATCTGCCTTACCAGTTGCTGAATCAACTGCCTGTCCATGAGCTTTTTCCAATTTAGCATCAATGATGTTGCCTAATTGGTCAAGCTGATTTTTTACATTTTCTTCCATTTTAGTAGAATTTTTTTAAAGGTTATTAATTAAGTATTTGTAAATATCAACCTCTTGACTTTTTTCAACTGGCTCAGTAGTTTCTACAACTGGCTGAGTAGCATTAATGAAATATGTTTTGAGTTTAAGTATTTCTGATTCTAAAGCATATCCCAGATTGTCTGATATATCGCCTTTCCTAAGTAGCTTACAAATGTTGTCATATCTTTTGTAAACTTGATCAATATTAGAAATGCCTTTTACATCTAATATCTTAGCTTGATCATTTGCCGCTAAAGTTACAGCACTAATTTCATATAATTTCACTTCTCTAATCTCTCTATAATCGCCTTTGTTTTCTTTTACTATTGGCATAATACCAACAGAATTTTCAGTAATAACACCAGCTTTCATTAGTTCAATTACATCTTTTCCTAATGATGTTTTAGGAACTTCGGCAACAAATACCAATCCTTTGTCATCTTCATATAGTTCAGTCATTTTACCTATTGGTTGCATCATATCATGTTGATATAAATATTTAACCCTAGATCCGTTTTCTTGAATTGTTTTTTGGTATGCTCCTTTTCTAATAATATCTTGGTCGCTGTCTTTATTGTCAAAAAAAGATCCATAACCTTTTACTAAGCTATTTTTCTCATCAATGTCATAAACAACATCCCCAAGTGGTGCGGCTTTATAAATAAATTCCATATAATTATATTTTTTGTAAAATTACTAAATTAATTTTTAATCCTTTGTTAACTCATTAATTGCTAAGCCAGCACCAATAACATTTAACAAACTAGATGAGTTATTATATTGATTTGTACGATCTGGATAATATATTGCAGAACATCTACAATTAACAACATTTAAAGCAGAACCCTCACCAGGTCGCATAATGGCTTCACCACCAACAATAAAAGAATCATTGTTTGGCACTTTTTGCCCATTAGCTTGTGCGTGCCAATCTCTCTCTCTGCCATCAATAGATGTTGACCATTCCTTAATTAAATTCTCACCAGGAAAAACACTTAAGGCACTTTGCTCAACTCCATAATTTGCGGCTCTTGTTGTTTCAGTTCTAACTAATCTTAATGCCTGGTACCTTGAATATTTTTTAAATTGCCTTTTAAGTATTCTGGCTTTTGCATCAGCTCCTAATGCTACAAACTCAGGATCTCTAAACAATCTTTGTGTAATTTTTATTAATGTTTTCTTGGCAGTTCCACTAACTAAAGTTACATTTCTAGCGGCGGCACGATCAGCATAAGCACCAAATGCTAATTGCCATTGTGTGATATAATCTTTACTAGAAACACCTTTTTTTAAATATTTATCAAAAGTTCTAGCATACCATTTAGCAAAATGCATTGATGTGTCATCATAAAGCTCATGATATAATCTATTAAAAAAACTTATTGTAAATAATGATGTGTAGTCAGTTGATCCAGTTGCTATAATATTATCAACTCCTTTATTGTATTGGCTTTGATAGTATTTTGTAAATCTTGATGTATTTCTTTTTTCTGTTATTTGCCTTTGCTTTTCAAATGCATCTCGCCATTTAACATTACTCATCTCTGATTTGTTTTATTTTTTTGATTGCCCAGTTAACACCACTTGTACCACCCCATAAATTCCAAGCTACATAGCCATTATCTTTCCAGGGGGTATCTTTAAATTTAGGATCAATAGTTGCATTCTCTCTGTGCCTATTAAATTGTGCCATTCTAGCAACAGTACTTTCAGATAAACTTTCCCTTTTTGACAAACTCGATGCTCTTTGCCATCCAACCGATGTGCCACCTCTCACCTCATCTCTGCCATATTTTTCACGCCAATCAATCATTCGCTTAGCATTATTACTAGCACTTTGTGGATAATCATTATAAGATGCTTTTAATTCAATGCTATCTTTGACCTCAATATTACTTATTGGATTTTTTTTTTTACTATCCTCATCAGCTAATGGTTGTGGATCAGCAAAATCAATATCACTACCAGATGCTGGAATTAAATTAGCTGGTATATAATACTCATCTAGTATTGGATTATCCTCATCATGTGCATACGACATTGCGGCTCTCTTTTCATTTGGAGTTAGCCACCATGCCTTTGACATTTGATCAACCACTTTGTCAGTTTCCTCTTGTAATTCTGGTATTACACTAAAATCATATTCAATGCAAATATTATCACCATACATTGGAGCTAGCCATCTGTTTAATTCATCTTGTATTTTTAAAAGCTCTGGAATAACACAATTTTGATATAATGCTTTTTTAGCTTCTTTTACGTTATTATAGGTGCTAGATTCTGTATTATTTAAAAGCGTGACGGGTACGTTATATATGTTGCATAAATCTTTAATAGATGCATTGTATTGCTCAATTAAACTCATATCAGATGCATTTAATCCAAAGTTAACCCAAGATAATTTCTTTGGTGTAATAATAATATCACCAGCTTTTTTACTGCCTTGATGATCTTTTCTAAATTTATCTTTTAATTGTTGAGCTTGTACCTCATTTAAATCACCCTCATCACTCATTAATAAACCTCTAGCTGTTTGGTTTTGTAAAAACTTAACACCACTTTCAACTGCTTCATTGTTAGTAGTCATTGATCTTAAACCAGCTTTCAATGGTGATTGACCATAAAGATGTGAACCAGTACCATCAAAGTATGGGTTAAAATCTTTAATGTGGCACATCTGTTCAGCTGGTATATGATATGTGCCATTGTATTCAATAGTATATGATTCAACTGGCTTCATTATACCCCCAGAATTTATTTCCATAATCTGGCTGGGCATAATGTAAAGCTCAGTATATTTATTAATGTTATCACCAGTTTCTGGACCAATACCATAAATGTATCTGTTGCCAGTTAGTTTACCAAATGCAATCATTTCAGTAATCCAAGATGCATAGGATTGTGCTGGGTTTGGTCGTTCCAATAGCTTATGTAGTTCTGTATGCTCTAATTCAACTAATGCGTGTTTCTTTAACATCTGAGCTTTGATCATAACATTAGGATCACCAATGCCACTTGATAATGCCTTATATCTTTTATAATCACCATCATTAACCTTTTCATAAATGTGATATGGAATTGTAGATGCCGCCTTTGTAATAAGGTTTATAATAGAATAAATAGTAGCATTTTTTCTATAACCATCATTAATATAAGTTTCATCATTTTCAGTATTCCAAACAATAGTATTACCGAGCCAATTATAAATAGCTCTGTTGTATTGTTCACTTGTATTTTGGGATTTTGTATTTATTAGTGATTTAAATTTATCAAAGAAAGTTGCCATTAATTTAAAATTTTATGTAAAAATACAAAATAATAAATTCTTTTATTATACAACAAAAAACTCATTTCTATTTCGCTACTTACTGTAAAAACAATATATGATAGAATCTAGCCACTGGTCCGATTGATTAAATTTTAGTTTATTGATTATAGTGCCATCTTTTAGCTCATCATAAATATAGCTTTGTTGTTCTTTTAATATATTTGATGATTCCTCACTAACATAAATATCAAATTCTTTTAATAAGCTAATACCAGCATTAATACTTCCTTGACCTTTTACAGCACCCTTTGCCCATATACTCATTTGCCTAAGCTCCTCAATACTTTTTGGCTCAGCACTATCACAATACATTAGCATCTCATCTAGTTTTTGCTTTTTAATAAACTGAGCAATATCTCTATTTGTCATTCCTTTTTTATAAATAAGCTCATGAATATATAAGCTGTTATTATGTTTGCCTACTTTTACAATAGCTAAATTGTCTTGGGAAAATCCAAAATCACATCCAAGCACCTCATCATCTAATTGTGGAAAATCTTTATGT